TCTGGGTTATTCCCGTCTGGTGCTATGTTGTTCCCATAATCGGTGTTTGCACATATCTTCTGTTCTTCACGGGAGGACACCACGAATGAATTATTTTGACGGCACAAAAATGGTATGGATGCGCATTTGCTGTCATTGCAACGGTCTAATCTTCAAGGGCGAAGGTAGGAAGATTGACAGATGCAAGAACGATGGAACACAATTCTGGCAACATAAGTCAATAAACCTTTGCAAAAAACGTCACAATCTACGTATCCTTGAAGACATTAAGAAGTTGATGAAAGAAAAATGAACCTCTTACGCGAATTTCAGATTTTCAAATCAGATCTGAAGGCTTTAGTGACAGAACCCACTCTCCTTGACCCTGCCTATTATATTGACAGATATGTCCTAAACATTTTCTACTATTTTCTTAACATCGAAGCATATTACGAGTGGCCTTAATTATGAACTGTTCCGAATGCGCTAAAGAACTCGGCCTATACGAGAAGGACGAACGGAAAGGCGGGCTCATCATGCGCTGCAGCACGTGCGGTCTCTTCTTCTATTATAAAAAGCAGGGGTGGCCGAGCAACGAGTACAAACTAGTCAAAACGTCGAAGCTGATTTACATGACTGAAAAGGCAGCACAATAAGGAGGTGCATTTGGAACGAATAAAGCAGTAAAATACGTCGGTCTGATCCTCATAGCTTTCCTAGCGGGCGCAGTCATCGCAGACAGACTTGTGAACTACTATTATCCTCAGAACGGCATAATCGCCTCGGCAAGCCTGGCCATGTACTTGGACGGAAACCTCAAACCGAACGGAACAGCCATAGACTGGGGAACATGCCAGAAAGGAACAATGCAAACCTTCAGCAACGTGACAGTCGCCAACACTGGCAACCAGAACCTGACAGTAACAATAACCACGACGGATCTACCTTCAGGGTGGATTCTTGAGTGGCAAGGCAACGACACGCGACTGGACGCAGGTTGGAAAGTGGAGGGCTGGCTCAACCTAACAATCCCAGAGACAGCAACGGCATGGCCTACGTGGAGTTTCAGTTTGAACGGGAACGCGTAAACGTCGGCACCTGAGAATCTTCATTGAACAGTTGCTTCTCCTATTCTCGTCTCGGCGTGTCGAAGGCGCAAAACCAAATTGTGATGGAGGTGGTTGTCGTTGAATAAAGTTGTTGTTTTCTTTCCTTTAGCGTCCATTAGTGGAACTGCAACCTACGGTCAAAAAACCTATGAGACATGCACTGACGAAGAATATCTTGAAGCTAACAACACGGACAAAGGCGACCTCGTAATACTCTGCAAAGCAGACTTGCCAAAGTACACTCCAATAACGTTGGCAGTCTTCAAGGACTGGATTTACTGGGAAAGACTAGAGAAGAAGCCAAAACCATGAATAAAGAGCTGAACCTTTCACAACATCTGTATAGACGTTTGAAAACGCAAGGGGATACCTTGAACTGCAGATTTTGCGGAAAACCCCTTCAAATTGGCGAAACCATAGTGTCGAAGTCAAGCAAATACGACAGATTGGGAAGCACTAAGACGGTTCGTTATCACTTGAAATGTTGGAACAGCCTCTTCCACTAGGACCGAAACCATGACTGAAAAACCCAAACTAATCATTCAAACCTTAACCTTTGACCAGCTTATTCAGATGGCGTGCGAGCTCGAACTCGAAATCAACAGGGCTAACCAATCCAAAAACCCGCAAGTGCAGAAAGCCCTAGAAAACGCGTCCGAACATATTCCTCATATTGTTGAGTGGTTAATCACGGCAAAGAAGGACTCTGCTAAATGATTTGGGTTTGTTGGAACTGCAGAAGCTACAACCTGCCAGCGTTTAGAACGTGTTGGAAATGCAAAAAGGACAAAGACAATGTCACAAAAAGTCACACTTAAAGACCGTTACCTACCTCGAATCAAGCAACTTCTACTTGAACAGAAAAACCAGAAAGAAATCAGTTTAGAACTTGGGTTGTGCCGAGAAACAGTCAACCGTAAAATGCAGGTGTGGATACAAACCGACGATTTCACTCTCTGGCTAAAACAAGCGTGGATAGACAAATACCAGAAGGTAGATGATCTAGAAGCGTTTAGGGCCCTAACGCAACTTTTGGGCAAGACACTAACTCGGAAGATTGAGGAACAAATAGAAATTTCTGAACAAGTAGTGACGGTTAATGTCACAGAAAACGAAGACGAAATCCTATCCAAGGCAACTTCTATACTATCCCGAAAGGACAGATTTAACAAAATTCACTGAGGCACTGGATTATGTCAACGCGCCTTTCCACGTTGAATGGTACACCTACCTGCAAAATACGTTCAGTCCCCTCAAAACTCAACCGCAAAAAGAGAAACGGTTTCTACTTTTATGGCCAAGGGGACACGCCAAAACAGAAACTACAACCATTAACTACGTAAGTTGGCTAGTGGGAAACTATCCAGACATTCACATTAACATAGTCACGAAAACGGCGAGTCTAGCAGAAGAAATCTTGACTGCCCTCATCACTCGGTTCGAGACTGACGAGAAGTACCGAACAATATTTGGTGATATTAAGCCTCATAATGCGCGAAAATGGACAGGCCAAGAACTGATAGTAGCCCGCGGTGAAATCAGCAAAAACCCAACACTGAAAGCAACAGGACTGATGGGCCCAATCACAGGCGGACGCAGCGACCTGATACTTTGCGATGACATCATCGATGAAGAAAATGTTCGCACTAACTTACAACTCGAAAAAGTGAATACTTGGTTCAACAAAGTCTTGATTCCGACACTGTATCCTTGGGGAGCAATAATCGCTATTGGTACACGTTGGAGTTACGCTGACATCTATGCAGGGCTACTATCCAAATGGCCACACGATGTGAAACAGGCAATCAAGCTCGATTCTGAGGGCAACGAAACAACTGAGATTCTATGGCCAGACTACTGGAGCTTGGAAAAACTAAAACAGCGACGAAATGAAATAGGCAGTATTTTCTTTGATTGCCAGTATATGAACAATCCGACTAGCATGGAAGGCAACAGACTCAAATCGTGGATGCTGCACAGTTGGAACGAGCAACGACCAGACGGAACAGAATATGGTCTGCCACCTGCAAACTGCCAATACTACGCTGGGCTTGATCCAAGTCTAGGTGAAAGCGACTATTTCGGCATCGCCGTTCTTGCTTATGATCCACCACATAACCAAGCCTACTTAATTGATGTGATAGCTGAGCACCGACCATTTCCAGACATCATAAAAACCCAAATTCCTATGTTACACAATCAATATGATTTTCTTCAAATTTTCATGGAAACAAACTTCTGGCAGAAACTCCTAGTTAACATGCCTGAACTTAGCGGGTTGCCCATTGTGCCATTGCAAACTGTTAAGAATAAGGAAGAACGATTCATTCCAATGAGTAGCCATTTTGAATCAAAAAGAGTCTTAGTTAATCCTTTGATAAATCAGCGAACACATGAATTCTGGATTGAGTGGGTTCAATTCCCCAAAGGGCAGCATGATGACGCTTTAGATTGTGTAGAATTAGTGACGAGAAATGTGTTCTTAACAGGAAAAGTTGACATTAGCTTCAGTAAGGTGAGACTGTAAAATGGCAGAGAAGACTTGGGAGCCGTGCCCCTTCTGCAACGAATGCGTGAACACTGAACGAATAGGCAAACCCTTCTACACATCTACGGATAAAGACGGAAAGTTGCATGTCCATGGCAGTACGCTTAAGAAATGCAATTTCTGTGGTAAGACTTGGCGTAGCGAAAAGCCAACAATGAAGGAGGCTTTCGGCTATGACGGAGAAGAGGGCACGCCGTTTTGAAATGGCACATCATATTCTATAATCACCTACATCCTTATGAACCAAGAGTTTATGCCGAAACACAGTTTACGCACAAGCGAATATGTGTCTTCACAAAACATAAACGATATAATAAAATAAGAACTGCATTCTGTTTACTTCATGAAACAGTGCATATCTTCTTTCGTAAGATATTCAAAAAAGAATCCGAATTTGATGTTCTTCTTGATAGAATTGACTATTCCTTGGGAAAAGCGATACACCGTAAAGCCGTCGTTAAGGAAAAAGGTTGGTCTTATTTCAGAAGTACCTCGCATAAACATAGAGATGATTTTGGAAATTGGAGAAAATAAAGTTTGAAATGTCCAAACTGTGGCACAGTTCACTTTGTGCGTGACTGCCCTCACTGCCCAAAAGAATACGTGATTGTTTGTCGATGTGGAAAACTCTTAGAGGTTAAACAGTAAAATTGGAATTTGGAGGTTTGACTGGAGGTGATTAATTTATGGAAAAAGCAAAGATTGATGTTCCTTCTTGGGAATATCCTGTTCCAGAAGGTAACGCGCTATATTGCACATTTAGTCGGAAAGAAGGCGACAACGAAATATACTATGTTGTCTTAGGCGAAGACTTTCTCCGAGATACCTGCCAACAATGCCAAAAAATACAGAACATGGAATTTGGTTGGAAATCACAGCAGGATGTTCCATTGTTTGTCTGCAGTAATATTGCACAATTAAAACCGACAATACTTCATCCTATTGAATGGAACCAAAGGTTAGCAAAAGAGGCAAAGTGTCCTTTCTTTAGGGATAAACATGCGGTGTCCTAACTGTGGCAGAATCCATTTCCTACGGGATTGCCCGCACTGCCCAACCGAGTATGTGATTGCGTGCAGATGCGGAAAACTCTTAGAGGTCAAACAAGAATGAAAATAGGACAATACAAGTTAACTTGGCCTTTCATGAAGGAAGCAGCCCTAGACATAGACACTGTGTCCATGTGGCGAACCACGGCCAGAGTAGAATACAAGCTTAAGGCCATCAGCACGTACTACGAGCTCTACGCGAACCATGACCTTGTAAGAGGAATGATAGATGACTTGGCTGAAAGCGCAGGCGGGCAGGGCATCTACACTAC